GACAACCTAAATTTCTCGGAGGTGCGCCAAACATTTTAGACCAAGCCTCTTGTACCAAATTAAAATCAATATTAGTGAAAATTGAATGATGTTCATTTTTGTAGACTTCCCACTTTGGTTTTAAAGGAAGGAGTAAATCGTAAATTTCTTGATTCATTGAGTTATTTTTTTAAAGATAATAGAAGACATGACTGCACTAAAACAAGCGTAACCAAACGCATATAAATTAGGTTCTTTAATTAGAAAAGTAATTAACCCAATCCAAAACGAAAGGCAGTAACCACAGCTCAAAGGTTTTTTAGGGTAAGTATTAAATTTCTTCCTCCAGAAATCTATCATTGTTTGGCTCATTACATACCCTGCCGAACCAATCAAAATGCAAGTTATTAAATTGTTCATGGTGTTTTGTTTTTAAATAGTTTATTGTTTGTAAAATAGAGTGTCTGACTGCTCCGTACTTGATGTCTACCAGATTGCTTATTTTTCTAAAGTCTCCGAATTGGATATAAAGTTTAAACAGCTCTCGGTCATATTCTTCAAGCTCGGCTATTGAGTTTTCAATGTCTTGAGTAAATTTCTCATTCTCAATCTCAAAATCGCTGCTTTCAAAATCGCTTTCTGTCTTAATTTTTTCAAAGTTATTAGTATTGTTTTCAAAATGTTTGTATTTCTTGGCGAATGGACTGGTGTAAGATACATAAGAGTTGCTCACTATCTTGTAAAATAAGTAAGTCAAGTAGTTGTTTTTGTAAGCATCTAATATCTTTTGTTCGTCTAAGTCGTATAAAGTTAAAATACATTCGTGCAGTAGGTCGTCGGTGTAATATTGATGCGATATTTTCTTGCAAATCTGCATCGGATTTGGGCTATTGTAGAACTGAAGTATTATTTCATTTTTACTCAGCATAAATCCCGATAGTCTTATTTCCCAAGTTCCTTAAGTATATCCGATGACTAATCAATAACTCGTTTTCTTTCTTATACTCCTGCACTATTTTAAGAAAGTCCTTAGCGTTTAGGATAGACTGCTTAATATCTTCTTTGTCTAACTTGATTTCTCTGTATTCTTCAGGCAATTGAGTAACTATCTTAATCCATTCTTCGCCAAAAGTATCTATTAAACCTTTAGTGTAACCAATTTGGTTACCTGACTTATATAAGTTATCTGCTACCGATTGCGAATAAATATTATGAAGATTAAATCTAAGACTTGGATAAGCACCTACTGAGTAATAATGCCCAGCTTGATCATTAGTTTTGTAAGGTCGGCCAGAACTAATACAATTAAATCCTGCATCAATTTCTCGCACTATCTTGTTTACGATTATTTGCAGTTCCTTTCGGTAGCTACTAATTGTCTTAGCTGATTCTCTTAGCTCTTTTTTAATCTTAGTCTTTTCCCTTTTCTCGTTTTTAGCTTTATTTTTCTCAGCTAACAAGATAGCGCAAGCAGGGGAGCATACTTGTTGAATTGGTTTAAATTGTTCAAACTTAACCTTGCAGATTTTACAAGTCTTGAGCTTCATTAAAATGGCAAATCGTTTTTCTCAGTTAAAGCAGTCTTCTTTAAGTTCTTTGCAGTACCTACAAACTTACGAGGCTGCTTTGCTTCCCTTTCGGCTTGGCTTTGGTTAATGTAGGCAGTTAAGTCATTACCGAACTGGTCAGGTTCTTTTCTGTCAGTTACGCAAATTGAAAGGTACTTCTTTCCGTTTTTTGAAGTAAAGATTTTGTCTTGAGGGATGTCGCTAAGACAAAGATTGATGTTGATTAACATATGGGTCGTAAATAATTAGTTTTTTGTTTCTATGAAAAGTTAAAATAAATTCATCTAATCCTCTTTTACTAACTCCTTCTTCAAAATAAAAGATGCAATAATTTCCATCATGGTCTGTATCATCAACATAAAAGAATCTTTTTTCATCTTCTAAGTAAATAAAGCAGTCAGGTTGTACCATGTTTGCTGCCATTAAAGTAGTTTTTAATCTCATTGTAAGTGGTTTTTAATTGTTATTCAAATTTAATTTATAATATCTGTTTGCATGTATAAGTTATTCTTTAGTTTTTCACAATTCAAGTACATTTATTCGTGTAGATAAATCGTAGTTCTGTTGTTCCAGTTCTAATATCTTTTGTTTTGCCTCGTCAAGTTTAGTAAGTGCGTACATTTCGGCAGTTAGCATCTGACTAATTGTATCATGTACTTTGTAAAGTAACTTAAGCTGGTCAAGTTTGGCGTTCCTTAAAGCCTCATTAGGTATTTTGGAAATCTTGTTTTCGGAATCATTTAGGAAGTTTTCCAAGTCAATTACGGCTTGAATTCTTTGTGGTCGCCTGCCTATTCTTCGTTCTATATCTGCCATTGCGTGATTGGTTAAAGTAAAATTAAATTGTCTGTCTTGTTGAGCTTTGTAATACTCATAGCGTTCTAAGTTATTCATGTTTTAAGTAATTTAATATGTGGCAAATTACATCAATAGTCCATCCATTACCAAGCATTTTGTATCTTTGAGAGTCACTTACACAACTTGTATAGTTGTCTGCTACTGTTTGTAGTCTTTCACATTCTATTGGAGTAAGTCTTCGGATTCGTGAATTTACCATAGCTAAGGCATTACCACTTAATCCATTTTCACTGCCTAAACAAAGTGTTGGGCTTTTACCATTTTCTCTTGGCCTAAATCCTTCATCAAATCTAAAATCCATTGGCATTATTTCAACTGCATTAGTATTACCAGTATCTAAGCAATAAGTCTTTACATCTTTTCTGCTTAATGGGCCAGTTCCACCTTTATTAGTTGTACTTGATCTTGGCATTGTATTGTGGATTATTATTGAATTGTCAGTAGGTGCTAATGCTGCATTTGCTCTTAAACATGCGCCTTTTTTATTACCTTCAGTTGGTTTCCAATTAAAACCAGTTTGGTTTTTTTCTTCAATATGTCTTTTATTATGAGCTAAAAATCCTTTAATCATTTTTTCACTTAAAAAATATTTTTCATCAACTTCAATTTCTAAAATATCTTTGAGTAAAATTCCTTTATCTTTTGGTTGCTCAATAATGCTTTCTAAATCTCCAAATAATCCGCTTGGTTTCATTCCTATGTTTGTCCAGTAAATTCTTTTGCGATTCTGAGCAGAAACTAAAGCAGAGTTAATGTGAATACCTTTAACACCAATAGCCCTACTTAAAACAAGTTCCCATTTTTCGCCCATTTCAACATTCTCAATTAAAAAATAGATATTAGGATTTTTAGTTCTAATCTCGTTTAATAGCCTCATGTACTCCCAAAACAGATAAGACTGTCCTTCAAACTCAAAGCCTTCAGATTTCAATTGTAAATAATGTTCTAAGGTAAGTATCTCTTGCTCATCCTTTGTACTCATTCCTTTTCGTTTACCAGCAAAACTGAAAGATTGGCAAGGTGAACCTCCTATCAATAAATCAATTTTAGGTAATTCGTACCCATTTACATTAACAACTGATCCGAGCTGTATAGTATTTGGATAGTTGTGTTGAGTTACTTTAATTGCGTGTTTATCTATTTCACTTGCAAAGTAGTTAGTGATGGTAAAACCGCATCGGTTGAGTGCTTGTTGACCACAACTCATGCCATCAAATAAAGATAAAATATTCATAGTTAAAATGGTGTTTTAATTTCTAATCCGTTAAATGGTGTTTCTAAGTAGTGGCGTTCGCCTAAGTTTTCGTAGTAAGCATTCCTAAACACATCAAAGTTAAGTTTAGCCGTTCCTTTTTCGCCTTCTGCCCTTTTTTTAATCTTGCGAATAATTATTTGAGCCTCGCTGGATTGTCTCCACCCTTCGCCATGTTCTTCGTAATCCCTATGAACACAAATTAAGTTGAGAGCCTTAGCATACCAAACTGAACCGCCTTCAATTTCATCTGGTCGGGGTGCTGGTGGGTACTTATCACCGCCTCGCATATCAGGGTTTCTTGCGTGAGATACTATAAAATTGTGAGTATTGTTTTTTCTTGCGTGTCTATTTACTCTCGGTAACTGTTGTTTTAGGTATTCACTAATGGTACCAGTATATTTGTGTTCTATATCGTTCCAGTTGTCTACTGAGCTACTGAATATCCCATAGTCACGAATTGCCTCGTCTGTTAAATTTAACCATTCGTCAAAGTCCAATCCTTTCTCGTCCACATCAATAACCTTAAAATAGTCCTGAACAAATGGATAAACTGTATAAAGCTCCTTTTCGCTGATTTGATAGTTTATAGATCGTTTGTCAAAGGTCTTTCCAGTTAGGCAGTGTATTATCTCTGCAAATATTTCGTGCGCTGATCCAGTTTCAGGAGTATAAATCAAGCACTTTTTATTGTGTTTAGTTGCTAAAGCGCAAAGTATTTGAATTAGGAACTGACTTTTCCCGCTGGTTGGATGCCCGTAGATGATTGTTGATCTACCTTGTTTTATTGAGTAGAGTTTATCTAAGTTATTAAAACCGATTTTTAACCCTGCATTTTGTCCGTATTTGTGCAAGTGCATGAGTTGCTCTTGTATGTCGTTAGCTTGTATAATCTTTCCCATAGTTACCAAATTACTTTTGAAGGATCAAAGGGTTTAGGAGCATTTTTTAGTACTGGTTTTTCAACTCTAAGTATCCAGTTAGCTATTGTGTGTTCAATTGATTTCATTTTGTTTTTACCAACCATCCAATTATTTGATGAGTAGTAATTAAAGAATTTCTCAGCCTCTTTTAATGCAAATTGTTTAGTCCATTCTGTATCAGTTTTAGAAATAAAAATAGATTGGATATTCTCTATACTATTATTTATTACATTTACATTTACATTACCATTTACAGCTACATTTGCTACGTTTTGCTTAGCACTTTTAGCATTTGCTACAATTTGCTTGGTTTTGCTTCGTTTTGCTTTAGAATGCCCACCAATACTACCAGCTAAAGCTCTTTTATCTCTAATCTCATCCCACTTTTGTAGGTCTCTTTTAAGTTGTTGCTTGATTGGTTCAAAGGCAATATTAACTAACATATCTTCACTAATTGGATTTTTATCATTGACATAATCCAATATATGTTTGAACAATTTTCCTGCCTTAGAATCATCTAAAATTGATACTGTATGAATAATATCTGCATACAGAACGAATGAATTTTTATTCTCTGCCATAAATATGAAAGCCGACCAACTAAGAACTTCGCAAGGGTTGATGACGACCCAGTCCTTAATCAATCGGCAATATTTTATTTTCTTAAATATCATCATTTGGCTGCGAAACCAATACAAACTTAATTAGCTTTAAAACTAAGTAAAAAATTAGTTATTAACATAGTATTTGCTAAGTTGTTTGCTGGCTTTATTCGCTTTCATTGAATACTCCATGTACTTTCCTGCCGTTCCGAACTTAGTTTTAAAGTGCTTAACCTCGCCTTCAATGTTGCAACCCATGTTTCTAAATTCGCTAACTCTTGCAGCTAATTTCATAGTGCCAGTAAGTTTAAAAGCTTTCATCAGGTCAAGTTTAATCCCTGAGTTTAATAGGCTGAATATTGCAGCCTTTTGTGATTTTGGTTTCATAATATCAAAAGTTGTTTTTTTTGTAAGTTTTGCTAATTTGATAGGGACTGATTATCCCCATGTAAAAGATGTT